ATCAGTTAATTCGGATGTAGATGTTATTTTATTAACCGACGGTATAATAATATTTGATTCCTCTTCTGATTGAATATCTTTACGTTTCGTTTGACAAATCTTTTTAATTTCATCGCCTGATACGTTGGTTGTATCTGGCATTGTCAATATCCGAATAATACTATCAATATAAATATCCATTAATTGAATATAACCAATATTATCAATATTAGTAATTGCAAGAGTTATTCTATTCTCAATTTGACTACTTCTTAATAAAGCATTAAACCCTTGGTTCTCTAATATGTCAAATGATTTGTTCACATAACGCCCATTCACTTGATGAAAATCATTCAAGTATTTTGCAACTTCCATTAATGATTGTTCTTCTGTCATATTATAATTCAATACAAGTGCATCAATAACAGCTCGTTCGCTGTTAGTGCTTTGATATATATTTGTAATCATACTTTGTATGGAATTCATCTTTTTATAGTTATCAACACGTTTATAATTCATTATTAATGGACCAGCAGGACTATGTTCAGTAATTTCAAACAAACTTGTTAGGCAGGTTAAATGCTTATTAAAATTAATTGTCTTTGAGTTCAAACTAGTTTCAAACAGATAACTAATATTTCGTATTTCTAATAATGAATCTTCTATATCTATAAATGTATTAATTTTATACCCAATAGACTTTAAAAATTCATTGAAACGGTCAAAAATTGTATTGATAGAATCCTTTAAAAAAATATTTAACTTTTCACTTGATATAGGATTGTCAAATCCACATTTAATATGAATATTACCATTATAACTTATAGTTAAATATAAATCAGTAGGTAAATTATCACACATAGTTTTTATATATAAGACAATCTCGCGTGAAGATCCTATCTTTGATAAGTTAATAATTTGTTGTCGTTTTAAATATGGAATTTTTTGTCCACTTTTTGACAACTGTTCGGAATATAAACGATATATGTTCTCTTGACGAGAACCAGGATTATACTTTATAAATGGTAAATCAATTGTAGAATGAATATTCTTAAATATAACTTCTAGTGGTAATATAGTTGCCATTTCAGGATGCATAATCAAATCAATATCGGTTATACCCTTTTTAATATTAGACAATTCAGATGTACGTAAATTATATATTTTATAAAGTGAATCAATATCATTATTATATTGTTGTATTGTTTCATTATTGCTAATTTCAGAATCATTCATAATCAACTGTTGTTTCATTGAAACAATATCTTCTTTGGAACTTATATCATGACTTGCTAAAACCGGAAAGTACAAATTAATTATATATTTATTATCTAGTCCAATAGTATTTGCATATTGGATGACATCATCTACGCAACATACATATAATGAATTATTCACAATTGGTCCATAATTTAATAGTAAATCCTTTTCAAACGTAATAAGATTATTTTCGGCTGTTTGCTTAAATGGTATTTCCACAGATGATATATTATCATATGGGTTTGCTGGATATAATAGGTCTCTATAACTAGTAAATTGTTGTCCAATAGGAATGTCAATATCAATAACGGTATTATTAATCGGTAGATATTTGAATAATGTTTCATAACTATATGTTTCTAATTCGGGTATTTTATCAATAATATTAGGTTGTATATGTAAATTCTGTAATAGTTGTGCTAACATATTAGGTTTGAAATCTATTTTATCATTGTGAGTGATTCTATTATAAATATTAAATAAATCTATTTGTTGCTTTTTATTTGCAAACAAATATAATTCAGGATAAGAAATAGTATATGCATCCATTTCGGCTAGAATCTTTCGTTTAATTGTACGAATAGTATCATCATAATGAATAAATGCATTCGTAAAAACAATTTGAGTATTATTTAATTCAATATCAGCAATCTCAATATCGCTAAACCAATCATTTAAATTTAAAGCAGTTTCTTTATTGCCATTAAAAATAATGATACGGTTTATCTTGTTATCTTTATTTAATTGATAAATTTTATAGGTTTGTTCCTTCGGAATATTAGCCGTCGTTCCAAATATAGATGTTTGAATCGCTTCCATTATATACAATCTAACCACATATTTGTATTATTTTACTGTAATATTATTTGTTATGTACGGTTCCATATTTCATCTACTAAACCGTATTTTATACACTTATCTGCTCCCCACCATAAATCGTGCTTTAATACTTCATTTAATTCTTTTCTTGGAATAGATGCATTTTCTTTGTAAATTTTTTTTATCTTATCCATAACCATTTTATTATTTTCAAAATCATCTTCAAGTTCTTGCATTTTACCCCAATAACCTGAGGATAATTGATGTATTAACATATGTGCATTGTTACGAATATAACGTTTATTGCCAACAACACTAATTAATGTACCAGCGGAAGCAGTTGCTCCTTCAATAATTGTATGAACAGGCACTTTGCATGACGAAATTACATCAATTGCAGTTAATGCATCAAATACAGACCCACCATATGAACTAATATGCAAATACACGGGAATAGGTTCTTCTGTACATAATTTATGTGCTAATATGATATTATCTAACTCTATTTTACGTATATGAGTAGTCAGCTTAAATACCGAATCTCTATCAACTTCCGAATGAAAGTAAATATGATTATTTTCTTTTGTGATAGTCGTGGTTGAAGTATCATTGTCATAATCATCATCATTATTATCATCATTATCATCATCATTATTGTATTTTTTTTTTCCGTTTTTTGTAATATTACTTCTGGTATTATACCTTAATTGATACATTGTATATTATTATAATTATTTGTTGTTAAACAGTGGTTGTAGTTGTAAAATATGTAAAAATATATTCAATTTTTTACATAGTTTTGTTTTTCTACAATCTAAAAGGAAGCATTTGGACGATTATTCTGTTTCATTACTTCATCAGTAGACATCTCACGTGTAGACATACCACCACGGACCCAACCTTCAAGTGCGGCTTCTTCAATTGTGTTAGATGCATCTTTCACACGATTTTCCATCTTTTGATCAGTAGGATATAATGCATATTTTGCGAATGATTTATCCATAATGGTAGATGTGCTCTTCTTATCTGCGATCATCTCACCTTGTAATAATTTTGATTCTAATGTAGGGTCACAACTACCTCTACCAAGATATGGTACAGTAACAAATGGGCGTTGAAATAATTGTAATTTTTCAACTGCATGGTCCTGTTCAGTCTTTAATTTAAGAACTGATTCAACATCAACTGCATCATTATGAATTCCTGTGCCGTGTGTAATTCCACTGAACATAACTGCTGGTTGTTTTGTAGCAAAATTAACATGACCATTAGATGTTTTATCGCTAAAATAGTTTGTTAGTGTATGGTTAGAGAAATTGGTATTATAAACATTGCGCTGTGATTGATCTGTAACATCGGAACCAATGCGATCTGCGTTATTAAATAGATATGAACTAACGGAAGACATTCTAGTTAACTTATTATATTATAGTTAGAGAATGAAATTTATAAAATCGCAATTTAAATGATTTATATCAGTTAAATTACTTGCTAAATACTAATGCAGAGAGGCTCTTAATAGTTTGTATAATTAGAAGCATTTTTCGCACAAGCAAAATTATTACCTTCTTTACATGAAATCATGCTTCCGTAACAAAATTCAGCGAAGGATTGTTGATCATTTGGAATTGTGGTACTTGGATTTGAGTTAAACGGGCGAAGTGATTGCTCAAATACATAATTATCCCCTAAATCCTTAAATAATTTTTCAGCAATATCGGGTTGTCCTGGATTTGCATCTATAACAAGTTGTTTTGCACTGTTTACAATTTCATTATTCACTTTATTATTGAATGCGGGAGGTGCTGGTTTTTTATCTGGATTATAATCATAATCAGAAATCATAACATTACTAAATGGATTACTAGAATCCGGTGATAAGAATGCATCCGTTGGAATTGCTTGATTACTTTCTTTTAAATATGCAATTGCTGGACTTTCAAATCCCTCTTTCACTTCTTCTACTGTTTTTTTTGTATTCATTTTTTTCCTCTCTTTTTCGTGATAATGGTGTAATACAAAGATAGCACCTACGGTAATTGATCCTACTATTAATGTTCGTATACTTCTTGACAATAATGCACTTACTAATGTCATAATAATAACACTTCGGGTCACCGAGTTTAATTTTTGTTCATAAGTCATATCTTCTACTGGAAAAAATTCAAATAGGTACTTTTGATTAAATAATACATTTGGATTTTCAGCCCAGAAAGGAATATGTTTTCGTCGTTTAGAAGGTACTATGGTGCAATCTCCAATATCTGCATCACAATTATCATTACTATTTGCATCTATATTTGACATTGTGTCAGTTGTATTGGTTGATTTTAATTTTGCTGATACCATTTTATAGTTATTTTGTATATATATGGTGTTGTATTTTTTTCTTAGTAAAGGCGTGGTATTTTACAGTTGTTATAGAAGTTACTAAATATTTCGGGTGCATTACTGTATTTTTGTCTTAATACATTTATTATCAATTTGAAATGTATCACAAGGTTCATCATTTGGTATAATTTTGAGTATACATTTTGATTTTTCACCATATAACGGTTCGGTACAACCATCTTCTATGCGTTTCTTATTCTTATGTGTTTTATTTTTGGTTAATGAGATTGTACATCTAGAACGAAAATGTTCATAACGTTCTCTTATGTCATCATATGTTAATCCTGATTTTTTTCCTAACATATCATTTACTACTTCATGTAATCGGTATACATATTTTGAAAATGTATCACGAGATTTCATATGACCAATAGTTAATGGTAATGTTTTTAAATTTTTAGAAAAATTTTTACGACATTTACCACATGGAAGAATATGTTTAAGACTAAATATATAGTGTCTATATTGTTGTTTTTCTTTATTGGTTGGATTCACTGGATAGTTAAAGCTAATAGCATGTAATGTATGCCACATACTTGGTCCCCATACAGTTGTTAGCATACCATTATTGCTTTCATAATCTACCAAAGAATATGTTTTAGACAACCGCAAATTAGGTTTTATATATTTCTTAGTTTTATTATTTTTTACCATTTAGTGTACTGTATAAAATACGGATAAATAAATATATTACTAAATTTTACTGGTTTAGTCAATAATAATTCGTTGTTATTGTTTCAAATAAATTCTCAAAAGTCTATATAATGGCAGGTCTTGTTGAAGTTGTTCAATCCTTAATCCGTCCGTATAATAAATATTTATTAATTGCCTTCTTTCTTATAATTTCTATTGTTCTTTCTTATTATGCATACAACAAATTTTATAAAAATACAGTTGCTAATAAATTTGCTGATGTTGCAAATGCAAATAGACGAAACAAAGAAGTAAATGTTATGTTTTTTCATGTAGATTGGTGTCCTCACTGTAAAACTGCACTACCTGAATGGAATAATTTTAAGAAACAATATAACGACAAAGAAATAAACGGTTACGTTATCAAGTGTCAGGATATTGACTGTACAAGTGAAAGCAGTGACGTTACTAGTCTAATGAACCAATATGAGATTGAATCCTATCCTACGGTCAAACTTCTAAAAGATACAAATATTATTGATTTTGATTCAAAAATAACTGCAAATACATTAGATCAGTTTGTAAATACAATGTTGATAGATTAGTACGTTTACATGCAAAAATAACAAATACGCGAATCTGTATTTGTTATCTATTCGGTTCCTATACTTAGTGATTTTACGACTTTTTGTTACCTTGTTCAATTAATTCAATACGAATATTTGGATCACTTGTTGTGTTCAAGATATCATATATTGATATTGTCGGACCACTTACAAAATATTCATATGCAATTGACACAGAAGGTGTAATTATGATAGAAGTTATATATTTCTTTATTACTGTGACAATATAATCAAAAAGCGATGAATTAGTTGTAATAATATCATTGCCATTATTATTTGGATTATACCCTATACCAAGTATTTCATCTGGATTAGCTCCATTATCAATACATTGTTTTACTGGATAATTTGAAAATAATGCTCCATCGCAATAACATTCATTATTTTTAAAGAATGGTGAAAATATAACTGGTACAGAACATGAACTATATACAGCATCTATTAATTTCCAATCGGGATGAGTTTTATATGAAATATCGGTTAATTCAAATGTATTTACATTTGTAGCGAACATATGTATTTCTATATTTGTTATTTCATAATATTCTAGTAACGTTATATCAATTGCTATATCTTTTCCACTGAATAATGGTAAGAAAATATCGGCAATAATATTTATATCAAATATCCCTCTACGTTGTATTGATTCTAATATTGAATACAAATTGAATGAAAATACTTGTTGCCATGGTCGTTTAATCAAATAATCATCTAATGTAACCCAGTCATAATTTAACGCAAGTATTACAGCTAATATTGTTCCAACAGAAGTTCCATATATAGTTTCAATATTTTCCAATTGCCATAAATGTTGGTTATGACATTCTTGTATCGCTCCATAGAATGCAAATCCGGCTAGACCGCCACCCGAACAAACTATATGTTTGATTATTTTGCTATCTCTATCTTTTTTTTTTTCTGTATCAGATGATATATTATTTTCTTCACTTGTCATATTTACAATATTTACGTATTTTAGTTCTATGTTTTTTCTTACCCATATATAATAATATGTCAATTTTCATAAATACAGATGAAGATGACCGTGTTCAAAAAGTAAATATAGATGACTTATTTGCAAAAAAACAACGCAAAGACCAGAAACAGTTAAGTATATATAATAAATTATTAAACCGTGTTCATAAACGAATTAATACAACCGCACGTAGTCGGTCTACCGACACACATATTTGGTTTATTGTTCCTGAATATATATTTGGAGAACCGGTATATGATAATGCGGATTGCACTGGCTATTTAGTAGCTAATTTAGAAACAAATGGGTTTCATGTTCGGTATATGCATCCAAATACATTATTTGTTTCTTGGAGTAATTGGGTTCCTTCATATGTACGAAATGAGATAAAAAACAAAACAGGTCTGGTTATTGATGAGAAGGGTAATATTAAAAAGAAACCATCTGATGATGATGAAGATGTAGAAGACGAAGATATTAACATGCGAATGTTTAATGATAAACAACCAGCTGCATCTGACAAACCGAAAAAAGAATATAACGATACGAATGATTATAAACCAACGGGTAAATTCGTATATAATCCAGAAATGGTTGAAACATTAGAAAAAAGAGTTTCATTTA